ATGCGTGTGTCCGATTATTTGATGATGCTGAAGTCGGACGTGAAGCCGCCGTTGGGCGACAAACCGTTGCATCAGAGGATAGAGCCTCAGGTGATAGCCTATCATAGTAAGGCTCTATCGAGCATGTATTCGTCCATTTTCCGCGTTCTTATACGCAGGTTCTTGTCGTTGTTGAAGCACAACATTCATTTGAATCTATTGAAGGACAATGACCACATTTCCAAAGTGATAGCTAGTCTTCACCCCTTTGGTCAGAAGTGTGTGTATCTGGAGAATGATTTTAACAAGTACGACAAGTCTCAGGACGAGTTTGTGTACGAGTTAGAGTCATACGTTCTCCAGCAACTGGGTATGAATCATGGTATGTTGGCTAGGTGGATTGAGGGTCACACGGAGGCTACTATGCGTTCGGTGGTGACTAATATGGTATTGTCGGTAAGGTTTCAGAGGAAATCTGGTGACGGCTTCACAGCCGGTGGCAATGGGTTTTTGAATATCATATCGGTGGCTTATGCTTATTCACCCGCGGATATTGTGTGGGCAGTATTCATGGGCGATGATTCGATTGTGTGTCTTAGATCAGCGGGTTATTCGGACTCTGCGGTTCAGGTGTTGGCAGAGGTGTTCAACTTATCTGCTAAGATGTACGTCACGGATGCGCCGTACTTTGCGTCGACGTTTATTGTCATCGATGATGATAATAGGCATGTCAGTATGGTTCCTGATCCCTTGAAGTGGATTGAAAAGCGTTCGCAACCGGTGTCCGCGGAGGATCCTCAGTGGAGGGAGAGGTTTACGAGCGCGGCGGATTCGTGTTCGGCTTACAAGCATAGGATCAATACGTCTCAGCTGGCGCGTATGGTTGCTGAGAGGTATGCGGTTCCTGAAGGTTATGCCAAGGCTTTGCCATCGGCAATCGCTACGGCGATATCTTCTGAAGCGGCTTTCCGCGCTTGTTATCAAGCTGAGCCTACGAAGTTGCAGGGCTAGGTTTCTTTGGCAGGATCATTTGAATTATTTATTGACGCGATTGTTTCTTATCTTAGTCACTCATTAAATTTCTTTCCTTACGGTTTAAACACACTCTTTAAGTAATTGATTTATTCCATTACGTTAATTACATTCGTTGAAGGTGATTTTCTTTATAGTTATAGTACTTTGGTTTCCGTTGAAT